CATTTATGATGACCGATAAACAGCGGAGTTCGTTGCAGGGGCAGATTGTCGAGGCTGTGGGCCAGCGTAGCCCGTGGGAGCTGCGGCAGACGAGGTGGTACGAGCTGCGGCACCATGGATTGCGCCGTACGAACAAGCCCTGGCCGAAGGCCGCGGACCTGCACTGGCCCTTGATCGACACCGCGATCGAGAAGCTGAAGCCCTTATTCCTCCAGCAGGCGCTGGGGATGGATGTCGTGGCCAGCTTTGTGCCGATGCGCCAGCAGTTGAACGCGTATACGAAGGTCGCGGAGGACTGGTTCAACTATAAGATCCGGGAGAAGACCAACTTCACGGATGAGGTCCTGAGCTGGGTGGATTACACGCTGATGAGCGGGCGCGGGGTGATGAAGTGCTTCTGGAATCCTGGGGATAAGCGGGTGGGATTCGAGGCGGTGGACCCGATGTATTTCGTGGTGCCGGCCTATACGGTTGATCTTCAGGATGCGGACTGGGCGGTGCATGTGATGCCGATGAGTGTCCCGGCGTACAAGCGCATGGCTGGCCAGTTCGGGTGGAAAGCGGACTCGAAAACGATCGAGAAGATACGGGGGAATCCGCAGGAGGATGACAATATCCCGGGGGCGGCGACCGAGGACGATGCGAAGCAGTTGCGCGAGGGCATCACGTACACGACGAACACGGATGGAGTGATCGTCTGGGAGGTGTACCGGAAGCGGGATGACGGGGTGTGGGAGGTGTATCTGTACAGCCCCGCGGCGGTGGATCTGGATCTGCGCGATCCCATGGAGCTGCCCTACGACCATGGCCAACTTCCGTTCGTGGATTTCCCGTACGAGATCAAGGACAAGGGCTGGTTCAGCCCAAGAGGCGTGTGCGAGATCCTGGCTCCGTTCGAGCTCTCCATGACCTCGATGTGGAACCACAAGCATGACGCGATGACGCTGTACAACCGCCCGCTCTTCCGTGCGGAGCGGGAGCTGCCGAACAGCATCAACCTGCGGTTCCAGCCGGGTCAGATTCTCCCGTACGGCGTGGCCCCGGTGCAGATGCCGCAGCCTCCGGTGAGCTTCGATCAGGAGCTGAACCAGACCCGAGCGGTCGCGGAGAACCGGATCGGGAGTCCGGACTACGCGATGGGCAGTGTGATGAGCGGTGGCAGCGACCGGAGAACCGCGACCGAGATCCAGAGCATCAACGCTCAGGCGATGCAGAGCGGCGATCTCCGGGCACGGCTGTTCCGCATGGCGCTGGGCAAGCTCTATCGTCAGGCGTGGGGTCTCTACATCCAGTACGATTCCAAGAGCTTGCGCTATCGGTTCGCGGAGGACTCGCTGGAGGCGGATCCGGTGGCGCTGCACGATCAGTACGAGCTGGAACCGAAGGGCGGCATGGACATGGTGAGCCGCCAGATGATGGTTCAGCAGGCCATCAATCGGAAGCAGTTGTTCATGAACTCGCCCTGGGTGGATCAGGTGGAGCTGGACAAGAGCATCATGGAGCTGGACGATCCGAGTCTCGTGAAGCGGCTGCTCCGGGATCCGGGCCAGAAGGCGGCGGATGAGCTGGAGGACGAGACCAAGACGATCCCGACGCTGCTGGTGGGCATTCCGGTGCCTGCGAAGCCCGGGCAGAACTATGCTGGTCGGATCGGGGTGCTGATGCAGTACCTGAATGGGGCGATGCAGCAGGGCCAGCAGCTCAGCCCTACGGCTGCGAACGCGTTCATGATGCGGATCGATAGCCTGTTGCAGGGCTACGAGCAGGTGGCGACGAACGAGGCGCGGAAGCTCAGGAAGGAGATCCAGAAGTTCTTCGAGAGCACGGGCATGCTAGCCGCTCCAGCGGCGCAAGCCCCCGCTCCGGTTCCCGCTGAGGCTCCCGTGATGTAACAAGGATGATCACCGTGACATGTAAGGATTGCCGGTTCTATTGTGTGGACGGGACCTGCCGCAGGTTCCCGCCCGCTGGTAGGCCTAGTTGTTGGCCTACTCTCAATGCCAACGATTGGTGCGGCGAGTTCGAGGCTAGGAAGATCATGACACCAATCACCGAGGGAACCGTCGTCCAATGCAACGTGGCACCAGCCACCCCCCGGGAGATCGAGCCCGGAGGCTTGCAGGCGCTTGAGGAGGGAGTGGCTCCGAAGGTTCGGTTCCAGCGGAAGAAGCCCGCTGTGTCCGACCTCAAGGAGATTCAGGAAACACCGCTATTCGGAGGCGAATGATATGGCTGAATACCAAGGCAAGAAGGTCACGCTCAACAAGCCCTTCTACACTCCGGGAGAGAAGAAGAAGAAGGCGGTGTATGTGCGGAACCCGAAGGGCACCATCATCAAGGTCCGCTTCGGCGATCCGAATATGGAGATCAAGCGTGACGATCCGGAGCGTCGAAAGAACTTCCGCGCACGGCATAACTGCGATACGGCCACGGACAAGACCACGCCGCGGCATTGGTCGTGCAAAGCGTGGTAACCCATTTCCAACATGAAGAAGAAATCCAAGTTCAGTAAGCTCGCCACCCAGCTCAAGAAGGAGGGTGCCGATGATCCCAAGGCCCTCGCCGCGTGGATCGGTCGCAAGAAGCTCGGTGCCGCTGAGTTCATGCGCCGCGCCGCCGCTGGTCGCAAGAAGGCCGCAAAGTAACCATGATATCCATCATCGCACGAGTCCGCGCTGCTTGGACCTTTGGCCGACATCAGTGCTGGGTGAATCCCTTGCCGTGGCGTAAGGAGGATGCCAATGCACTGAGCAACTTCTTCAAGAGCGATAGCGGGAAACGCTTCAAAGACGCTTTGCTGAATACCGTTCTCATGCAGAACGCTTCAGCCATAACTGACCGAAACCATTTGCAATACTCATCAGGCTTTGCAATGGGTCAGGCCAGTCTTGTGAAGGTCATCGAGATGATGGCCGACCAAGAATCAATTACGGGGCAGGAAGATGATCCGGATTCTGCCACGAACACATAGGATCAAAGTTGCGGTTGTTGGTCTGTGCGGACCAGCAAACGAGTAAAAGCACAATATGGCAGATGATACACTGAGTGCCGATGCGATGCTCGCCTTGGCCAACGACTACGATGCCGGTGTCGATATCGACAGCCAGCCAAAGGAGCAGTCTCCAAATACCAATGAGACGGCTCCGGTTGAGCAAGATTCCTCCGATGCGGGGAGTGCCAGCAAAGAGGTCGATGGTGGCGAGCAGGAAGTAGGCACCAAAGCGGAGCCTGAAGCTAAGGCCGAGAAGAAGACGGAGCCGAAGGCGGAGAAGGACAAGAGCAGCAAATTCGCTCAGGAACAGAACCGAAAGGCGAAGACCTGGGAGCAAATCAACGCTGAGAAGGAGGCCCTCAAGGCCGAGCGCGAAGCGGTGAGGCGGGAAAGGGAGGAGTGGAGCAAGCAGCGGGAACAATCCAAGGCTGCTGAGACCAGTTCCTTCCGAGATGAGAAGGGCTACACGGCAGAGGACTACGAGGCTGCGGCCAAGGAGTTCGAGGCCGATGGCGATTCTCAGTTGGCCAAGGCAGCGCGAGCCAAGGCTGATGGAGTCCGAAAAGCTGCTACGGAGCGACAGCAGAAGGCGCAGCAGGAGAAGTTCGCAAAGGCATGGTCTGATTCGTATGCACGGTTGTCCGAGAAGGAGACTTGGTTGAAGGATCAGAACAGCCCCGAGTACAAGCGTACTGTCGAACTGCTACAGAAGGTGCCGATGCTGACATCAATGCCCGATGGACTTGTCCACGCGGTGGAATTGATGAAGCTCCAGGACACTGCGTCCAAGGCTCAGTCGATCGAGGCCGAGAACAAGGCTCTGAAGGAACAACTCAATAAGCTCCAGCAGAAGACCGCTATTGGCAAAAGCGTACCGGCAGGACAACTCAAGGCTGAGGAGAAAGATTTCTCGAAGCTGTCTCTCAAGGAGCAGAGGGAGGCGCTGTTGAAAGCGTCGAGGGCGTTCGACCGGGACGAAAACTGATAGCACAACCACAACTCAAATATGCC